CATACATTCGACTGCTGCTCCTATAGCAATTAGTTGTTTATAATTTAGATTAAAAAGTTTTCCTGAAGTAACTATTAGATAGGATCTAAATTTTTTACCTCCTGAAAATAATCCGTATTTTAAAGCATTGAACAGTTTGGTATTTTCAGTTCTTTTTTTTAGGTAATTTTTAAGAAAAATATCAACGTGACTTGCAACTTTTACAATCTTTTTCTCAGTATCCAACATTGCTAGGAATTTTTAATAAATTCCTTTGTTGAAAATTTACCATCTTTATCAATTGTAATTTGTTCAACTTTTAAAGTAGCCTCTTTTAATTTAGTTTCGCAATGATTTTTGAGATGAACACCACGAGTATATTCTGCAATAGACTCTTCGAGATTAATAGAACCATCTTCTAACTTACTTACAATTTCTTCCAGTTGCTCTAGGGCTTCTTCGAAGGATAACTTGGTAATATCTGGAGAAATGTTAGATTTTTTCATATAAGTATCATTTTTAAAAAATACTCTTTTATATTAATTAATTAATGAAAAATATCTATTCAAATATTTATAAACCTACAAATAATAATTTAACCAAAGCAAAGGTTATTATTGATAAAGGCGGCGTGGTGGCTATTCCAACTGAAACCGTTTATGGACTTGCTGCAAATGCTTATAATAACAAAGCAATTCAAAAAATTTATAGTTTAAAAAGACGCCCAAGTCGTAATCCATTAATTGTTCACTTTAAAAATATTGAAAGTATAAAAAAGGAAGCGGTCATTAATAAAAATTTTTTAAAACTTGTAAAAAAGTTTTCACCTGGACCATTAACTTATATCTTAAAAAAGAAAAAAATTTCTAAAATCTCAAAACTTGCAAACAAAGATCTTGATACCATTGCAGTAAGAATTCCAAAGGAAAAAAATATCATAAATTATTAAGTATTTTAAAATATCCACTCGCAGCTCCCAGTGCCAATAAAGCAAAATCCTTAAGCCCAACTACAGCAAAACATGTTGCCGAAGAATTTGGCAAATCTGTAAAGATGATCATTGATGGAGGAGTTTGTAAAATTGGAATAGAGTCTACGGTGATTGATTTAACTACTAAGCCTAAAATTTTAAGAGAGGGTGGACTTTCCTCTAATATTATAGAAAGATTTTTAAAGATAAAATTAACTGAAGATAAAAGTAAAATTGTAAAATCACCAGGACAAATTGGTCTACACTATTCTCCAGGCATTCCCATTTATATGAATAGAGAAAAAGCTACCCAAGGTGGTGCTTTGATTGTTTTTGGCAAAAAAAATTACAATAATCATAATACATTTAATTTAAGTATTAATGGAAAATTGAAAGATGCTGCAAAGAACTTTTTTAATATTTTAAGAATAATAAAAAATAAAAAATTTAAATCTATTATACTCTTTTAATAATAATATTTTAACAAGCGAGTATTCTGAGCACAAAAATATATCTTTTATTGACAAAATAGATGTTAGTAAAGATTTGTGTATATATGAAACTAACACAAGTCTTATATCACCCTCTCAAGCTTATGAAATGGATTTTACAGCGTTTATATGTGACATTGATTATTTTTTGTCAAAAATTTTTACTTCAAATTCCTTTAATATTTTAAATGCTTATGAATTAGAAGCGTCATTAAAAAATAATGCAGTAAAAAATAATGCCCAAAGATGCTTTACTAACGTTTCGTTTTTTGAGTCATTTAATATAGCAGGGCTACCCCCGTCCCTGGGTAATAAGCCTAAAGCCTCATCTAAACTAGTAGAATTATACGGATAATAGATTATAATAGTTTCATGATTTTATCAGACATTAAAGTATACGATGGTACATTGTTACATTCTAGATTTGCGTATAAGTTTTTTAGGGACAAGACATTGCCAATCGGTAATATTATAGCATTTCGCGCGCCAATGAAAGTAGAAGTTGAAGGTATGATAGACAGTGAAGACGTACTTAACAACGATTACATCTATAGCGACGATGCAATAAATTTTTTGTGGGAGATATCTAACATCGATGCGTTTGGTGCAGTAGCGTATCAGAGATTGCTTAATACACAAATAGCAAATATACTTAGTTCAAAATATTTAAACGCACCTATTGAAGTTGATGGCGACGATCTTATTGTTCACAAGGAGCATAATCAGGGAAGCATAGTGCAGCAAAAAGGTAAATGCAGCGTTAGCATTACATACACAAAAAATAATGTAGCGTTAGGACATACCGGTATTAACATTGTTGCGGGTAAAAAAGCGCCTGCATTTGCATATTCAACCAATTTAACTAATGATCAAGCCACAAGCTTTATGAAGGATATTATAGAGCTGTTTTATGCTATGAATGATGACATTTTTATAGCTACATCGAAAGTTATTTCATAATGACTATATTTGATATTTTATCAAATATTCTTTTTACAAAAAAAAAGCTTCTAAGCAATGTAGACGAAGAAAATGCATTTTCGCCTTTTTTAGTTAATAGATGGATTAGCATGTATTCGCCAAATATGGCTATTCTTTCTAATTATCTAAACAAATATTTAAGTGTTTTCAATAATAAAAACGATTTATATTCTTTATTTTGTGCAGTATTTCCTAGAGTATCGAGTAAAAAAATATCTTACTTTAAAAAAAATAAAGAAAAAGAAAGCACAGACAAAGAAATAATTTTAACGCAGTATGCAAAATCTAAAGAATTGTCATTAAGAGAAATTAAACAATACGTTGAATTATATAGCGTTATAGTTAAATCATAGTATGCCAGCAGACATAAACATTTTGCCTGTACAAAAAAGTCTAGTAGATTTAGCAGAATTACCAAAAAACTCTTTTAACTCTGTTTTTTACGGATATAACTTAAGAAATGTGCTAGATGATGTTTTATTAGTAAAGTATGCTGATGAAACTGAAGACGGTTCTTCAATAGTAAGAAACGGTATAATAGTACCTATTAATGCAGATACTAAAGCATGGCGTATAGGTGAAGTAATTTTAGTTGGACCTAATGCAAAGTATGTTAAAAAAGGCGATTATGTTTGTTTTCCTAATAACCTAGGTGTACCGGTTGCTAACTTAGATATTGATGGTTATGGTACACTTAAAAAAGGATTATTTTTAAACGAGCAAAGAATCTTTGGCATTTGTTCGTTAAGAAATGATAATGAAAGTGTCGCTACCCACATTAAAAAATCTTCTTCTAAGCAACGTAGCTGAGATTAAATTTCTCCGCAAAAGAGCAAAGGCAGGTGCACCTCCGACAAGACGTATGCTTTGTACTAATTCGCTAACTCTATTAGGTAGTCCTGAAGGTCGCATTGCACTAAATTATAAAAGAGCTATTAATATGCCAAAGTTTGATCCTAATGCTAAAAACGTTTTAATTACCTGGGATATTTTTATGCAAGACTACCGATGTATAAATATGGCTGCTTGTGAACTTATTAATGTTATACCAGCAAACAAAACGTTTTGGCAATTTTTTAATGAGCAATTAGCATTAATGTCAACTGATCAAAAAGTAAGGTTTATGAATTCATGACATCTACAGAACAAATAGAGACAGTAGTAGCTACATTTTTACAAAAAAAAGTAGTGTTTTCTCTGGATACTAAAATTTTAAAGCGCGGTAAATTAATTTTATTTTGTATAAAAGATTTTTTCTGTACATTTACACTTTTATGTGAGGAAAAAAATAATAAAAAGATAGTTTACGAAATCCCTTATCCGTTTTATGTTAATGCAGAGCCTAACAAACTTATATTCGACTACACTTTAAAACGATTTTGTCACAGCGATTCTAATTTAGAGACTAGAGTAAGAAGTATTATACCTGATAAGCCATCTAAAATTTTTAATAAAAAAATTACTATAACTGCACTTTAATTTTACATTAATGCAGTTATAATATAGTATGTTTAGCAGATATTTGCAGCATTTCCCAAAAGAATATAATCCAAGTAATCAACAGGTAAAATTAATTAAAGGTGTTGAGAGGGCATTTAACAACGGTAAAAAATTTGTAATTTGCTCAGCTCCTACAGGTACTGGTAAAAGTTTTTTAGCTAAAACGCTTTCAGGTATAAGCTCTGCACCTACACAGAAATTTTTTGATAATATAAGGAGCTATGCAGCGTATAGACAAGATTTTTCCGGTAATTACATAAATGAAATTGATTGTATCTCTCAACCCCCATTCGGCACTTTTGCGTTAACTATAACTAAATCTCTCCAAGATCAATATTTAAATCTATTTCCTGATACAAATATTTTAAAAGGTAAGACGAATTATCTTTGTGACGTCGATAATAATTTTGATGTTGAAACTGCTCCCTGTGTCTTGGTACCTAAAATTAAAGAAGAATGTTGGGAAAAAAATCGTTGCCCATATTATAATGCGCGAAATGAAGCTGTATTGTCTAAGTTTGCAGTTTTAAATTATAAAATGTTCTTAGCTCTACCTAACCATATTAAGCGCAAGAATTTTATTATTTGTGATGAAGCATCAGAGCTAGAAGATGAATTAGTAAAAAGGTTTTCCGCTGAAGTTAATTATGATAAACTTAAAATGTATGGGATCGAGTATAGTATACTTATTACAGAAAATCGTGAAAAAACGAGAGCTTGGATTTATGAATTAATATTTACAATAAGCGAAAAAATTAATTCTATTATTAATAAAGTAAATAAAAAGCAAAGAACATTTTCACAGCCAGAAAAAATTAAAGTTCAATACTTAAAAAACCTTCACAATGCTCTTACAACTGTAGATAATCTTTGGAAGGAATGTGAATATGTAATAGATAGAGATTCTAAAAAAGTTACATTTATGCCCTTGAAAGTTAACAGACTTTCTAGGTACGTTTTTGATTTTGCAGATAATGTTTTATTAATGTCTGCAACTATCATTGATCATAAAAATTTTGCTAAAGCTTTAGGTATTGAAAATTACGAATACATTGAAGGGGATAGTGATTTTGACCCTCAAAAATCGCCCATATTTGTCACATCAAAAAACAAGCTAAATTATAAAAATTTAAATCATACACTCCCTGCAATATGTGACCAGATTAAAGTTATTATAGATCATCATAAAACAGAAAAAGGTATTATCCATACTCACTCTATGGAAATTACAAATATCTTAAAAACAAAGCTTTCTTCTAATAAGAGATTTTTATTTAGAGATGAAACGTCGAATAACGAGGCAATTCTTAAGGAGCATTTTGAGGCGGATTTTCCTACTATTTTAGTTTCACCTTCACTATCTTATGGTGTGGATTTAAAGGACGATTTAGCGAGATTTCAAATTATAGTTAAGCTACCCTATCCTTCCTTATCATCAAAATATGTAAAGCGTTTGTTTGATTTAGATAAATCTTGGTATGAAAATAAAATGCTTAATACGTTAGTCCAAGCATGCGGCAGAGCTACTAGAAGTAAAAACGATCATTCTACTACATATATACTTGATGGTAATATAGTTAATACACTTAAGCGAGTAAAAGATAAATTACCAAAATCCTTTATTGATCGTGTTTGTTAATAAATAATTTAGTGAGAAAAGAAACGTTTCACTTTGAAATTAAAGATCTGTTAACTCAGTTTGTTGCAGCTTTTGATGATATTGTTATAAAAAGGTTTGATAAAAATAGAAACGCTATGCAGCGTGTTCAGGTTAGATACGTCTATGCACCTAAACAGCGTGTAATTTATGATTTAGTTAATAAAGCTCAAAATTTAACAGTCCCAGTAATAGCAATTAATATTGCTAGTGTAAGTAGAGATGAAACTCGAGTTTTTAATAAATTAGCAGGATTTTATATATCTCGAGGTATTAGTGAAAACGATACTAAATCAATTTCTCAATTTTATAGAACCCCTACACCGGTAAACATTCAAGTAAGCATGTCTATTTTTACTAAGTTTCAAACTGACATGGATCAAATTATATCTAATTTTGTTCCTTATAGTAATCCTTATATAATATTATCCTGGAAAGTACCTTCAGATATTTTAGGCACAGCTGTGCCTCAAGAAATAAGAAGTGAAGTGCTTTGGGATGGTGGTATTGCACTAAACTACCCTACAGACATTGCGGCAAACGAAAAATATAAAGTCACAGGTGATACTGCCTTTACAATTAAAGGGTGGTTATTCCCGTATGTATCCAACCCTGCTGGTAATATCTACACGATTAATACTAATTTCTATAATTCTAGAATTATAACTAATTTTGAAGGTCTTACGGGTGTAACATTTAATTATCCGCCTAGTGCTATGTTGGTTAACGAAAAAGAATCCTTTATCTACTCTGGTATTCCACAGCTTACAGATGTAGATTTTATTAATATTGACTACCTTTAATTTTAAAAACTTCTTATAAATAATATATAACCTATGGCCGATCCTAATAGAGAAAGTACATTCGGTAGAGATATAATGAAATTTATATCCTCAAAACTACCCTATCAGTCCGTAAGCGTTGAAGATAAAATTAAAACTCTCAATCCTAAATACGAAGATTTTTATAATAAAGGTACAAAACGCGAAGAAGCTTTAGCTAGACAGTCTATATCATCTTCTCTAACTTTTACTGATGATCTTTATGGTAATGTATTGCAAAACAAAGACTATCACAGCTATATGTACGCTAATATTCAGCCCGATAAAGGTCGTAGATTGGTTGATTATCGTATAATGGCAGCTTACGCAGAAGTTGCCGATGCATTAGATGAAATTTGTGATGAATTTATTAATGTTGATGATAATGGCGATATAGTAAAGGTTAAATTTAAAAGTTCATCACTATCCGATGAACAAAAAGAAAAAATAAGAAAAGAATTTCAAAAATATATAGGGTTTTACGATTTAGAAAATAAAGGGTGGAGTTACTTAAGACAGCTATTGGTTGATGCTGAAATTTATTTTGAACATGTTATTCATAAAAAATATCCTGAAGAGGGTGTACTGGGTGTAGTTACAATACCGTCAGACTTAATTGATCCAATTTTTGAAAATGTCCAAAATCAAATAGTTAGAGGCTATTTACTTAGAAAAAATATTTACGATCCAAAAAACCCTACTAAAGTTGCTAAGATTGAAATGGTGCCTATGGACATAAATCAAGTAACTTACATACATTCTGATATTTGGAATGAAACTAAAACTATAAGACTGCCTTTTATTGAAAATGCTCGTAGAGCTTACAGACAGTTATCACTAATAGAAGACTCTATCGTAATTTATCGCTTAGTACGTGCACCAGAGCGTTTAGTATTTAACGTCGACGTAGGTACCATGCCCCCGCCTAAAGCAGAAGCGTATTTAAGAAAGTTAATGCAGAATTATTGGTCTCGTAGAACATTTGACTCTTCTCAGGATTCTACAGTGCAAAAATTTAACCCTCAATCTATGCTAGATAGTTTTTGGTTTGCTAAAAGAGCGGGTAGTACGGGTACTGAGGTAGTTTCTTTACCTGGTGGCCAGAATTTGGGAGAATTAACTGATTTAATGTATTTTGTTGGTAAGCTCTATAAAGCATTAAAAGTACCAGTAACTAGATTAAACGTAGAGGATGTATTTAAAGATGGTGCGGAAATATTAAGAGAAGAATTAAAATTTGCAAGATTTATAATTAGATTGCAGCAGTTATTTGCTACTGGATTAAAGCCAGGCTTTATAACTCATCTCAAACTTAAAAAGATCTGGACCGAATTAAAATTAAAAGAAACTGATTTTGAACTAGCATTTAATGTACCTACTAATTTTTATGAACTAAGAGAAAATCAAAAGTTTCAGTTAAAAGCAGAAAACTTTAATAACATTACACAAGGTGATCTTGTCTCTAAGACGTTTGCTCAAAAGAAATATCTTGGATGGTCAGAAACAGATATTATGGCTAATAGAGAGTTCTTGAGAAAGGATAGAGAGTTATTATGGGAATTAGATCAAATTTCAAACGGTGGCCCTAATTGGAAAGAATTAGGTGCAGTTGCGCCTTCTGAGGCTCCTGAAGGTGGTGGCGGAGGCGGTGGGGCGTCTGCTCTACCGCCTCAGTTTGGACCGGCACCGGCAGCAGCTGGTGGTGAAGCAGGTGTAAATGCAGCAGGCCCGGCAGGAGGCGGTGAAGCTGGGGCAGCTGCTGCGCCTGCAGCCGGTACACCAACACAGTAAATAACCAAGTTACTTTAATATAAATAAAGATATGGACTGTAACGAAATTACACCAATATCAGCATTTCAAAGCACCAATCTAAGTAGCAAAATAGATTCATTTTCTAGACTAGCCGATAGAATAGTACGCGCGATGGGCGCACCTTTAATTAATCTAGAAATACATCATGATCAACTATTTGAGAATATTTCTATTGCTTGTGAAATGTTTACCAAATTTGC